GGCAGAGAATTGCAAGATTGCATGAGTCAACTGAGTCAGTGGGCGGGTGCGATAGCGGATCTGGACAAAGCAGACGAGCTGAACAAGAAACGCAAAGGAAACCTCTTTCGTTCTGTTCTACCCAAAAATGGCAAGAGCATCGAACAGGAAGCAATGGAGATCTATGCAGCCAAGGTTACAGCAAGAGAGCAGCGATCAGAGCTTATGCAGTTTCTAGGTGCGACTCAGGGCGAACGTGGACAGCGTGAGTTTATTGAGACTGAGAAGAAGATCCGTAAGATGCGACAGGATGCAATCTATGCTGAAATTGATCGCAGAGAGAAACTTAAAGAATTAGGCATTGCCGCAATTGTTGTTGTATTAGCAGTTGCTACTGTAGGTGGTGCAATAGCGTTAATGGTGGCAATGAAGGGAGTTAATGGTGGCTAAATTAACCCCATCACAGAAAGCAAGAGCAAAAGCTATGTCAAAGCGTAAGGGAGTCAAATATCCCAATGCTTGGTCAAACCTTAAAGTTGCTCGTGGTAAATCAAAGAGGAAGAAGTAATGGCTAAGAAACCAGTTCGTGGTCAACGTATGGCTACATCAATGAAGAAATCATCATTTAAGCCTTGTGCAGGTTGTAAGACCAAAACTAAGTGCAAAGCTGCCGGTAAGTGTCTTAAGAAGAAATAGTCATGATACCCAAGCCAGTGATTGTTGAGTGGGAAGACATTACGACGTACATGGTTTGGAATGACTCTGAGGAGCAGGAAATGTGTACGTTTAAAACCATTGGGTTCCTCATTGAAGAGAATGATCAATACTACAAACTTTGTGACACTGCTCCAGACATAGGTCAGGTAACTAAGTATCCTAAAGGTTGCGTAGTCTCTATTACTGAATTGACAACAAAGAAATGAAAGTTCTTGTTCTAGTGCTAACCCTAATGCTCTCAGGATGTTCCACAATGGGACTCGTGGGTGGACTCTTTGGTGACGATAGTGGCACTGAAGTGAACACCAATGCTCAGATTGGTAAAGAGAACACTCAGAACAATGCAGTAGTTCAGGCGAACACTGAGGCATCTGGAGAAGCTCAAGTAGCTGATCAGGCTAACAAGGTTGAAGGTACTCAGATTATTAACTCTGACTTACCACCTTGGATTCTTATCATGATTGCTCTATTGGCAGGTTGGGCAATCCCGAGTCCGATGGAGATGGCATTAGGTATTGTCAACTTCTTTAGGATCATCTTTGGTAAAGAACCTATTAAGAGATAAGTATGCCTGTAAAGAAGACTAACGGTTGCTACAAGTACGGTAAGACTGGAAAGAAATACTGTGGCTCTGGAGCTAAGGCTAAAGCAGCTCGCCAAGGTAGAGCCATAGAAGCATCTAAATCTCGACGTAAGCGTTGACTTTCATTCAAAAATATGCTATAATTAACACATTAGATTCATAGGAATACATTAGATGACTTACTTAGAAATGATCAATAGTATCTTACGTAGATTACGAGAGAGAACCGTAAGCACTGCTAATGAATCTACTTATTCTGCTCTTATTGGTCAGTTCATTAACGACGCAAAGAACGAAATAGAAGAAACTTGGGATTGGAACTCACTTAAGACCACTTTGACTGCTACGACATCTACAGGTGTCTTCAGTTATAACTTAACTGACTCTGGACAGAATCCTACAGTTCTTAGTGTTCTTAACGATACTAGCAATGATTTCATGAGATATGCTAGTAATCATGATTTTGATAACTGGTATCTAAACCATGATGTTGTCTCAGGATCACCACAGTATTACAATATCAACGGTATTGATACCAATGGTGATACCGTCATGGATGTCTATCCTAAGCCTGATGGTGTTTACAATATTCGTATCAATATGGTTATTCGTACTCCAGATCTTGCTTTAGACACAACTAAGTTTGTAATACCCACTCGTCCTATTGAGATGCTTGCGTATGCTAAAGCAGTCGAAGAGCGTGGTGAGGATGGTGGTCAGTCAGCACAAATGGCTTATCGTAACGCAGAACGTGTAATTTCTGATGCGATTGCTAGAGATGCTGAATTTACCCCAGAAAATTTAATCTACGCTCCGGTGTAATTTATGGTAGCTCCTTTACGTACAGCCTCAATTGTAGCACCCGGATTCTATGGTCTAAACACTATGGACTCCGAAGTGACTCTAAACCAAGGCTATGCTCGTAGTGCTGAGAACTGTATCATTGACGAGGGTGGTCGCTTAGGTAGTCGCTTAGGTTGGTCTTATGTAGCACAAACGGCTACTCCTGCAACACCTGTGAACCTCAAAGGTATGCATAGGTTTCTAGACATTGATGGTCAAGAATACTTTGGTGCTTGGTCAGATACTGCTTTCTACATTAAGTCTGGTGGTAATCTTAACTCAGTTACGTATACCAACACTCCTGCTATTAATACACTGACTGACGGTAACTGGCAAGCAGCGACACTTAACGACGCTGCCTTCTTGTTTCAACGTGGTTATGAACCGATCTATTTTAATCCTACTACTGGTGTATTAGACGACCTTACTACGCAAGGTAAAGGTACTCCACCACAAGCTAACACTGTATTGTCTGCCTATGGTCGCATTTGGGTTGCAGATACACCAACTAACAAGACTACTGTTTACTGGTCAGACCTTCTTGATGGTGCTGAGTGGAGATCAGGTACAGGTACTGTAGGATCTTTAGACATCTCAGGCATACTTGTGTATGGTAATGATGAGATTGTAGGCTTAGGTGCTCACAATGGTCGCCTAATTATCTTCTGTAAGAATAACATTATCATCATGGATGACCAAAGCGCAGGTAAGCAGTACTTAGATCCTGCAGATATGGCGTTAGTAGAAGTTATTAATGGTGTTGGTTGTATTGCCCGTGACTCTATTGTTAACACTGGTACTGATATTTTGTTCTTGTCAGAATCTGGTGTTCGTGGGTTGAGTCGTACAATTCAAGAGAAGTCTCAGCCAATGCGTGACATCTCACGTAACGTTCGTGACACCTTGGTAGATCAAGTGTCTCGTGCAGATGAAACTAAGATCCGTGCAGTGTACTCAGACCATTTTGCATTCTATTTGCTTGCAATTCCTGACGAAGAGACAGTCTGGTGTTTTGACATGAGAGCACCTTTAGAAAATGGAGCTGCTCGTGTTACACGTTGGAATGGCTTAGATCATACCTCATGGCTTGCATTTGATGGTTCAATGTACATGACTAATACTGCAGGTATTGCTGAGTATCGTGGTTTCCAAGACAATGGTTCTAAGTACTCAATGCAGTACTACACTAACTACTTTGACTTTGGTATGCAAAACATGGTTAAGATAGTTAAGAACATTGCAGCTACGGTTATCGGATCTACTGGTCAGAAGTTCGTAGCTAAGATTGGTACGGATTACGAAGACATCTATACGTCTTACAATCTTACCGTTAAGGATGCTGAAGTATCTGAATATAACATCGCTGAGTATAACATTGGTGAGTACTCAGGTGCTGCTTTGATTGACAACATTCGTATTCCTGCAGGTGGTTCAGGTTTTGTAATCCAAGTAGGATTTGAATCTGAGATCAACGGCGGCTTCTTAAACATTCAACAGATCGACCTGTACGTTAAGCAGGGGAGACTTAACTAATGAGTAACTATTCTAAACTTACTAACTTTGCTTCAAAGGATAGTCTTGCTTCTGGTAACCCACTTAAGGTTATCAAAGGTACTGAGATTGACGATGAGTTTGAGTCTATTGAGACTGCTATAGGTACTAAGGCAGACTTAGCATCACCTACGTTTACTGGCACACCTGCAGCTCCTACTGCTGCGTCAGGTACTAACTCAACTCAGATTGCTACTACTGCTTTTGTCACTACTACTGTAAATACAGCAGTAGCTGCAATTGATCTTTCAAGCTTATACCCTGTTGGTTCTGTGTACATCAATGCTACAGTAGCAACCAATCCCGCAACACTGATTGGTTTTGGTACTTGGGTCGCGTTTGGAACTGGTCGTGTTCTTGTTGGTCTGGACTCAGGCGATACAGACTTCGATACCGTAGAAGAAACCGGCGGTAGTAAGACTCATACGTTAACTGTAGATGAGTTACCTACCCACAAACACGATTATGCCGTTGCTGAATATGATGGTCCATACGATTACGGTACAAACTACGTCATTAATAACGTATCGGAAACCACTACTGGACGTAACCGTAACGCTAACACTGAAACAGTTGGTGGAGATCAAGCATTTAGCATCATGAACCCATACATCACTGTTTATATGTGGAAGCGTACAGCGTAATGGCTAAGAAAGTACAAAAGAAGAAGATGGCTTGTAATAAGCCCAAGCGCACACCTTCGCACCCTAAGAAGTCTCATGTAGTCAAAGCGTGTGCAGGTGGTAAAGAAAAGGTTATTCGCTTCGGTGAGCAAGGTGCAAAGACTGCAGGAAAACCTAAGAAGGGTGAATCTGAGGCGATGAAGAAGAAGCGTAAGTCTTTCAAGGCACGTCATCGTAAGAACATTGATAAAGGTAAAATGTCAGCAGCATATTGGGCTGATAAAGTTAAATGGTAAGAGACATCTTACGTGCCGAACCTCTGATCAATCGTGCATTAGCTAAAGGTTCTGGTACTCATACATACGAAGATATTGCTGAGGATGTGCTTAAGGGTGATTCTCAGTTATGGATGGGTAAAGAAAGCTGTCTAGTGACTCAAGTCCTACAGCTACCACAGAAACGTAGACTACACATAATGCTCGGGTCTGGTGATTTAAACGAATTGTTGGAAATGGTTGAAGAAGAACTAATACCGTTCGCTAAGGCAAATGACTGTAATGATATGTCGTTAGTTGGACGTAAAGGATGGAAGAAAGTGTTATCTAAGTCAGGTTGGTCAGAAGACTACGTAAGTTTATATAGAGGAATAGAATAATGGTAGAACAAGTCGCAGGAGCCGTAGTTGGCAACGTAGTCGGCAAAGTAATGGGTGGTGGTTCTCGTGCGCCTACGACGCAACAAGAGAAGATTCCCGGTATTGAGTTTCAACCATCTACTTACCGAAGCGCTACTGGTGCGTCAGTAACAGGAACACCAACGGAAGACTACGGTTTTGATTGGTCTGCTACGTTACCTAGTTGGATTACTCAAGCAGGTCAAGTAGGCTCAGGCGCAGCCTCAGGACTCTTCAGCGACTACCTAAGAAAACTCCAAGGTGAAGATGCATACTCTGCAGCCGATGAGTTCTATAAGCGTGGTCTAGCTGTATTAGAGCCTGAGATTGCTAAGCAACGTGTTGCCCTTGGTGGTGATATGTTTGGTACTGGTCGTTTAGGTCTTAAGCTTGCAGGTGAGGGCTTAGGTGCTCCTACAGGCACTGGTGCAGTTAATCCCGATATGTTTGGATTTGGTGCGGGTGTTGGTAAAGCTTACACTAACCTTTATGCTGATTCTCTTACTCGTGGTTCTGAGCTACGTACTCAGGAACTTAATGAGCTATCTTCTGCTGCCGATGCAATGATGAAACTTGGTATGCAGCCTATGGAAATTGAGCAGAACTTGATTAACTTCGCTAAAGACCTTGAAGTTGCTCGTAGTAATGCTCTTAAGGCAGGTACTCAGAATGTTAGCTTGAGAGAAACACCTCAATCAGTCTTTGCAGGTCAGCTTGCGAATACTGTAGGTACTGGTGTTACTGATTATGTTGGAAGAGGTATGGATACAGGCAATTGGAGTCTCTTTGGTGGTTCTAGTGGTGGTTCTTGGTCTGCACCTGACGTTACTAACGTATATGATTCAAATGCCTTCGCTACTGGCGGTGGTAACCCGTTCTGGAGTTAAGGAGACACATAATGGCTAATGGATATTTTGACACTAAGGGTCTCTTTGGAACCACACCAGAAGAACTTCAGCGTAAGATCTTTGATGAATCACAACTACGTCGTGCTAAGGAGATGCAATATCTAGCTCAAGGTACTACAGCTCCCGGTTATACCTATGGAATGCTTCAGACACTTGAGCCACTACGTCAGCAGTTTGCGAATACTGGTGAAGACCCTCGTGTGACTGCTTTACGTGAGCAAGAACGTATGGCTAAGGATGTCTTCGCTCAATTCCCTGAGGTTAAAGATTCCAACACCATGCGTCAGTTAGGTGGTGAGCTAATGCGTATCGGCATGACTGAGCAAGCAGGTAAGATCTTTGCTGCAGCAGCTCGCATGGATGCAAACCTAAGCACTGCTGAGAAGACTATTGACTACTATGCAGGTCTTCAAGGTTGTGATCAGTACGCAGAGGGTACTACGGAATATACTCAGTGTATTAACCGTGCCCGTGCTGAAATGCGTAAAGATAAACGTAAGGGTGCTATAGAAGCAGGTGAGGTTAAGTTTTCTGAAGAAGTTGGCAAGTCTTTCGGTGAGAAAGCAGTAAACATGGTTAATGCTGCTGAATCAGCACCAGAAGCTATTCGTAAGATTGAAACTGCAGATGCTGAGATTATGGCAGGTAATGCTAATACAGGTATCTTCTCTCCAATCTTAACAACCATCGACAAAGCAATTGCTGCGGTTGCGGGTGATGACACTAAGGCGGCTGCTCGTGTTCAATCTACTGAATTCCTTGAGTCACTCTTAGGTTCAGATGTATTCCCTTTGATTAAACAGTTAGGTATTGGTGCTCGTGGTCTTGATACTCCTGCAGAGCGTAAGTTCTTACAGAGTGTAATGACTGGTTCTGTAACAATGAATGCACAGACCATTCTTAAGATGAATGCTATTCGTAAGAATATGTTGATTCGTGCATTGAATGCTTATAACGTTAAATTAGCAGATACAGATAATAAACAAGTACAGACAATGGCTAAGATGTACGGTCTTAAGCCAATCGATGTTACTGGTTATGAATTGACAGATCTTAACTCACTTACCGTTACTCCTGAGCAACCTAAAGCACAACCTGAGCAGAAACCTGAGGAAGGCTTTAAGACAATTGAAGATGTTACTGCTACTGGTTTTGACGTTGATGGTTTTGTTGAAGCAGTTATGAACGGTGACATTGACATGGAGCAAGCAAAGAAAGATTGGAAAGCAGAATACCCTAACGTTCCATTCCCAGTTGCAGGTGATATGTAATGAGTGTATTAGATAGTTTCAGAAAGAAGTCTTCTTTAGACACTTTTCGTAAACAAAAGACACCTGAGGAAGTCTTTGCAACTCCTCAGGCTCCTCAAGCAACACAACAGCTAACACCTGAGCAGACCTTAGCAGCTCAACAGCAGGTACAACAGCAAGGTGTAGCTAATCAAGAACCTGCTCTTGGTTTTTCACCGCAGTTTGTTGATGATGCGTCAGCTTATGTTCGTAGAGAATACCCTATTGAGGGAGATCCAGTAAAGGATTATTTCTCTGCCGTAGAAGGTGCTGTTGCAAAGCGTGGTCAAGAGTTAGCAGAAACTGAGCGTGATTACCAAGAAGGTAAGATAACCACACCTGAATACATCATGCAGACTGCAGGTAAAGGTGTCTTTGGTACTGCTGCAGATGTCGGAGGTGAGACACTCATGGCAGGTGCTAAGATGTTGACACCTGAGTTCATTGAGAGTCGTGTGGCTGAGTTAGCTTCTGCTGCTGCTGAAGGTGTGATGACTTCAGATCAGTGGAAGTGGGCTAAGAATCACTGGGACGAATTTAGTCCTCGTGCTAGAAAGAATCTTGAGTCTGCATTGAACATTGGTTTTGGTGTTGCTGCTTTTGCAGGTAAAGTTCCTACACAAGGCGTTGGTAAGAAGATGTCTGTTAAAGGCATGGCTATGCGTCGTGAGCGTATTGCTAAACAAGTTATGCCAGACACACCTACAGCTCGCCAGAAACGTGCATTGAATCCACAATTGGCTGCTGCTGAAGATCGTATGGTTAATACATTGATGTCAGTTAAGGGTATTAGCCACACAAAGTCTCCTTTGGAGAACTTTAAGATTCTCAATAAGGAACTTGATAGTATCGATAACACTATGCGTAAGTCTTTAAGCAAGCATAGCAATCAAACAATGAATCGTAATTCGATACAAGCAAAAGTTAATAACACTCTAGATGCACTACAGAAGACAGATCCGGGTGTTTATGCAGATAAGTCATTGAAGCAAGTGTATGATCGCATGAATCGTCTGTTGTTTGATACTAAGACTGGTTATATCAAACCAACAATGACTCCTGTAGAGATTCTTCAGGCTCGTCGTAATCTAGACGCTGCTATTAAGAAACTTGCAGGTGGTGCTACAGATCAAAGTAAGATCTTCATTGAAGCAGGTGCTCAAGGTGACATCATTCGTGCATATCGTAATGCTTTGAATGACATTATCGATGCAATACCTACGGACATTGACACCAAAGCACTCCGAGGTCGTTCTTCAGATCTACTAATGGCTCGTAAGAACTATGGTCGTTTAGCTGATGAAAAGACTGCAAGCATCATGGATATGATTGAACGTCATCCTCTGGCTTCTATGGCTACCATTCGTACAGGTAGTTCCTCACTACCTATCTTAGGTGGTGCCATTAGAGGTGCTCAGGCAATCAACCGTGCAATGCCAGATACTTTAGTTGGAACAGGTAACATTCTTCAATCGCCAGTAGGGGCTGCTCCTGCTGCAAGTTTATTCTACACTGACAAGGAAAATCAACAATGAACGATATGATGGGCTTAGGCTTAATGGGTATGCTCGGCGGCGGTGGCGGCATGGGCGACTTCGGTATGGATCAGATGGGCATGGGCGGTGCTATGGGTGGCGGTATGCCACAAACGGGTGTCGCAGGTCTCTTTGGTGGTATGGGTGGTATGCCTATGTACGGTATGGGAAATGGAATGCCTATGATGGGTCTCTTAGGACAATTACTGATGCGTAAGCAACAAGAAGAAAGAGCCGCCGAAGAGATGAAGCTACGTAAAGAGATGTTTGACAGATATCTAGAGGTACTTAAGAAGCGTGGAAGATGGCAACAAGGTCCTCTAGAACGCCCTGTAGCTCCTAAACCAAACATAGATAACTTACCGCTATACAGCTTCTAGTAAGCAATAAAAACCCCTCTAGGAGCTTCCTACGGCTCCTGAGGGGGCTAAATCAGCTAGGTTTTACTACTAGCTGCTTGAGTAGCTCCTGAAGCATCCTTGCTCCAGTTTTCCACTCAAATC